CTTACCAGTGAACTTGGTTTCTGCTTCACCGCCATCAGGCGAGATCACAGAAGGACCAGCTTGGATGTAGTAGCCAAGCACACCAGAGGAACCTTCGTAGCCGACATGGAAGTCAGTAGAAGTACCGCTGTAGTCAGAACCGGTAAAGCCGGAGTTAGCTTCCACATTAGCGTAAGGACCAGCGAATGCGGGAGCAGCAGCAATCAGGGTTGCGGGGAGGATAGCAAGGAATTTCATGAGGTTAGTGTTACTTTTTCTTAGCAGTTTTAGCGGAGCGTTTAAATTGTGCAGCCGTAGGCGCTCCTTTAGACCCAGGCTTTCTCATTGTTTCACCACTGCCTTGTTTGATCCGAAGACGTTTGGCGTGGATGTTTGCGTAAAGACCACGTTTAGCCATTACTTTTTAGTCCCTTTCTTAGGAGGACGGCCTTTCTGTGAACCGTAAGTTCCTTTACCTTGAGGCATGGTTACTTCCTTTTTTTAGATTTACCAGCTTTGGTCAGTGCAATAGCTACTGCCTGTTTTTGAGGGTAACCCTCGCTCTTCAGTTTTGAAACGTTAGATGAAACTGTCTTTTGTGACTTACCCTTTTTAAGCGGCATTGCTAGATACCTTTGTTAAAATTTGTGAATCATGTAGATTACCCATTGTTTCACCACCCCAATCACGCTCTACACTACTAGGTGTTACGTCATTTAACCATTTCTGTACTGACATAAAACACCCGCCTGTTGAACTAGAAACACCCCCGTGCCAATCGTTGTGTGCTACATAAATAGCCTCACCAGATTGCATAGTTTCTGGTGTTCCGATTACTTCACCAGAATGTCTAAACGTCATCCCAGAAATAGCAACTTCAAAACTATCTACATTAGGATGGATGTGATCGGGTATTTTAGTGTTAGGAGAAGCAATAAAAAGTTGAGTTTGAAACTGGTTATACCTATTAACAGTATAGCCAGAAATCCCTTCCAAGAAAGTTAAGTTATTGATAGGCGGAAACAATATGGGTTTTGTTTCAAAAAAATATTTTAGATAAATCTCTAAATCAGTTTCTGGTTCAAAATCCCAAATGTCAATAATCCGCATATTGTTTACCAGATACCAGGAATAATTTGACCAGTCAGCGCGTAAGCGCCAAGAGCAGCCATGACGCCAAGCATAGCAAGGCGACCGTTGAGCTGCTCAGCTCGTTCGTTGTGTGGAACACCGTAGGGATGATCAGACATAATAAGGGGTGGCTCTTTAGCCCAGATGTTAGTATCGTTCATTAGAATTTGATGTCAGAGCGAGCAAGTTTTTCCATAATTTCATTACGGTAGGCAGGGTCACGATCATAGCGAGGATCGTTCATCGCCCGTACAACTTCTGCTTGACTCTTAAAGGCATCACGAGCTTTAGCAGCCCTGCCTTGAATCATATCACCTTCGTAGCCCATGTTATCTTGATAGCGGTATTGAAGAGCTTGCAAGGCAAGTTTAATAGCACCAACATTACCTGATTCTACAACACCATCAAACGCTTCAACCTCTTCAGGTGAAAAGTTTTCAGCTGCCCACGAAACAAGTTGCTGATACTTTTGAGCACCGCCAACAAGGTTTTGGATTTGGTTTACTTGAGCTTCAGACAACTCAACAGCTTGAGGTGCTTCTGTTTGTTCAAGTGTATCCTGATAACGGAAGAACGCTTCAACAAGTTCTTTTGAAGACATGTTGTTAAACTTCTCCAAGGTTTCCTCAGAGAGTTTACCGCTGTTTTTTTCGTACTCCTCGTTAACTTCCCAAAGGAAATCAATTGTAGCATCTTCAGGTTTGTCGTCTTCAGTTTTCTCGTCTTGTTGAGCTTGCGGTTCTTCCGTAGTTTCTTTGGAACCCAATTTCTTTTCGAGTTCCATGTAAGCTTTTTCAAGCTCCTGTGCATTTTTATATTTCCCAGCAAGCCGTTCATTGGCTTGGTTAATCATCTCTTCGCCAATGGCTAGAGACTCAGCTTCATCTGATTCAATAGAAGCAAGAACCTCAGGGTCAGAGCTGGGATCATATGAAAGGATTTCAGCCATACTTATTCATTAGGTGGAACAATGTCGGCACCCATCACGTTGTTAACGATGTCACCGGCATTGGGATTTTTAGTTGGATCTAGAAGTGGTGCTTTCATTGCACTAGGAACAGCTTGCATCATAGCCATGTCTTGCTCTTGTTGCATCTGTTGTTCCATTTCAGCTTGCTGTTGATCCATGCTCTTAACAAGATTAAGAACATCGATACCTTGTGCTGCAGCCAGACGCTTGATTGCCTCGTCTGCATTAATGTACTTCAGCATTGCTTCAGGACCAAGGGTTTGTGCAATGGTCATGATGAAGGTAGTCAGGGATTCTCTGTCTTGTCCCCGACCAAGAGCATTGATACCTGCAACGATAGTAGGATTGACTAGATCTTTAGGGATCTTAGGCAGTTCACCACTACGTTGAAGAACCAGCATCTTGCGATTAAGATAAGGCAACAGGAACTCAACAGTCAACAGTGAGAAGAGTCCACCAAGTTGTTGTTCCAGTTCAAGTTGAGTGAGTCGAACCTCTTCAGCCGTAGTACGTTCAGATTGACGGACACTTAGGATGAGGAATGCTTCAGACAACCGACGCTCAAGCTGCTGCATCATTGTCATGGCAGTTTGGAAGTCAGCAGTTTTACCCACTTGGATAACACCGATGTCTTCCGGGCGACCTTGAACGATCGCACCGTTGCCTGCCTGCGCCAGCGTGGCCGGTTTAGTCGTGCTTGAGGGTGATACCACGAACACAACTTTGGATGCTGCTGCAGAGCCTTCTACGATAGCTTGGGAGAGTGCATTGAGTGACTTAAGATCACCCAAAAATTCTTCACAACGTCCACGCCCGTAGCTCTCACCGTCCACAGTGTTGAACCTGAGGACGAGCCAAGGACTAGCATCTTTAGGAGCTTTACCTTCGCTGTTGGGTACTCGTTGATCCATTGCCTCTTGATACCAGATCCAACGGTTGTTGTCAAGCTTGACGTGAGTGTAAATTTCAACGTCATCACCTGCAATACTACCACGATCTTCGGTATCAAACTTGACTTTTTCAACAAGTTTAGGAGGCAGTAATTTTTTACTGATAAGTTCTTTGGTTACGATCTCAATTATGTTACCGTTGCCATCACGTTCTACGACAAAACGGTTCAATGGGTAATGCTTAAGACCATCCTTACCCATGTAAATCAGAGCGTTACCACCAACAACCAAGTGCTTGAGTGCCTGGTGAACAACGACACGATCACTGGAAGCAGCAATCGAATCCATTACCATACGCTCAATCTTAGCAAAACTCAAATCAAGTTCGGAACGCATCTCAGCAGGCAGTTCAGTGCCTAGCTTGTCGTCACGGAGTTGTAACTTAAAGAACGTAGTTTGAGGAGGAAGCAAACTCAACATGAGCTTGGCTGCCAACGTCACTACACCCTTAGCTCCAACTGCTTGCCACGGTTGTCTAAATTGTTGGTAGTTAGGTCGAGTCTCATCACGTTGGATGAGGTAAGGAAGGGTTAGTTCAGAGCATTGAACTGCAATGTCAAGAAAATGTTGCCGGTCGCTGGTCAGATAATCGTACCTGCTTCGTGCGTTCATTTACTTAAGTAGGAATATTTGTACCGCCAGCTTGAGCGCCGACGTTTAGAGGAATGCGCAAAGAAGAGATGCCTCTACCAGCACCAAGGGTGCTAGCCTTCCGTGATTTACGGGGACGGACACCTTGAGTACCCAGCGCAGCACCAACTGACATCGGTGGGGGTGTGTATTTCTGTTCGCCCGGTTTAAGGGCTTCAATCATAGCCTGGTTAGCACGTTCTTGTGCTTCAAGCTGAGCAGCAAACTCGTTGGCTTGCCGATTAGCTTCACGTTTAGCTTCTTCTCTAGCGTGATGTGCTCGTCTTGCGCCGCCACACATAATTAATCTCCTTCAGAAAGTCTAGATGCAATCCAATCTACCACACTACGTTGACCAGATCTATACATGATCTGATCTAAGCTGGTATTTGGTTGCGGGTTAGTGAGTGGAAAACGATCTTCTAATTCTTGTAGAAGATGCTCCACAGTTAATACATTAAGCATACTGTGGAAGGTTGGGGTTTGCATGTTCAAAGAACGCTGGCATACGTGCTCGCCGTGTATCAGAAAGTTCTGGGGCTTTGCCCTCATACATTAAGCGATCACTGGAATCCAGCCAAAATTTTTTGTCCAAAAATTTATTCGAGTTACCAACCTTGAGAGGTTGCATAACCCAGTTAATAGTTGCCTTGCGAAGTTTATCCAAAGACGGAGAAACCTCAAGACCAAGTTCACGACAAATCAACGAATTAGCGCTGACATGTACTTGCTCATCCCGCGAGATGTCTGCCGAGACTGTTCGTAGTCCAGCGTCACCATTGAAACGGAAAAAGGGAAGCAAGACGAAAAAGATCGCACGTTCGGCAACAAGTGCCTTGAGGATCGTGTGATCAGGATGTGCAATCCATGCATCACGCAACCGGATCGCTTCCTTCTCAGCTTCCTGATCCACGCCGATAGCATTGGCGATGTAACCCAAAGCAAGGTCGTGGTTTTCTTCATCCTTAACGTTGGATAAGAGTAGTTCACGTGATGAATGTGGAACTTCATTCTTCAAGGCATCAGTAATAAAGTCACCTACTGGTAGTTCCATGTGGCGGATTGCCAAGGCACGGTAGATAGTTTCTTCCGCACCTTCGACAAGTTTACCAGCAGTAGTTTGGACGGGTGTCCAAGTACGTTTACGATTTAGGAGTTTTTGATAAGGGTTCATTCGCCGCAATTACAATCAGGAGCAGGGTCATTAAGAAGCGACTCCAGGTAAT